GTTTGATATGAGAATATAATTTATATTTTTCTTTCTCTATATCATTATTATTAATAGCATAAGCATTATTAATAGATGCTATTACAAGACTAGATGGTAGCACATACCACCAAATCCATTTTAATTTACGCGTGGTCTTGGGCGTGTCGCTACTCATTACACTCATGCTTTTCATCTGGGTTAAAGCTACAGAAGTAGCATCCTGCGTTTTGTCCACAGGTTTTGCACAGGTACTTAAACTGTATTGAGTCACAGCATGCGTTATACACACAGTTATCCGCAATTGTGTAAAACTCCTGGCCTAGTCGTTTAGGCATCTTTAATACCTAGTTCTGTAGGTTCTGTAGGTCTCGTAGGTTTGGGTAATGGCAATTTAGAACGGCCGTTATCTATCGCCATTGATGCTGAGTTCCAAAGTTTAAATTCCATAACTTTTTGTTGATGCTCAACTGTTCCATGTAAAGCATCAAAACCATCTATTTTTTCAATTCGTAAACTTTTTATTGATGAACCACAACCGCATATAATCGTTTCCATTAGTCTTTACCCCATCCTGTTCCTTTAAATATGATCGATGGCGCACTAAACACGCGCATCATTGGGTAGCTGCAGCATAAGGGTGCGCTGTCGCCGTGTGTCTTTACCGGGTGATTCATCTCTAATTCGCCGCCGCATTGATCGCATCTGTACAAGTAACTAGGCATGTTGCACCGAATTAGGCATTACCGTGTATGCAGCTTCGCACTTCTCACACTTAATGATAATGATCGGGATAATGCCATTTACCAGGTGCACTACCATCTCAGGCTGCTCTGGGTCGCAGTTACATCTAATTTCTAAGTTATTAGTTTTAGTCATGCAATATCTCCTCAGCGGTAGGTACTTGGCTATCTAGTAGCATCTCTATGCCCATAACGCCACAGCCTAAGCATTGAACGCAAACTACGTTAGGCGGCAGGTTAATAAACTCATCTACGATCTTATGCGTTTGCATGCCGCTACCTATCTTGGCGCAAACCCGACAGTTAATCCTCAGTAATGCCATATACAGACTTCCTTAATGCATCCATCTCGAATAACTCACGTTGAGATACCCAGAAATTACCATCAGCTGCGTTGTAATACTTGGCTTTTTTAGCCCATACGATCGGCATCCAGCCGATGATCTGATATACAGGTGACTTATTTACTACCAAGATGGCCACGTCTGTTAAGCGTGGGTAATCCTTATGGATAATCAAATGGCCGTTAATGTACTTAGTCCACTTAACTTCAAAGCCCAGATTGCCTAGCTGTATGTCTGGTGCATCGTGGAAAGTATTTACAGTAGGTATGAAATTACGGATACCCATGTACTGCGCTACTGCGATCTCTGCGCCAGCGGCCTCACTATGCTCAGCTACGAATTCGTGAAAGTTTATCTTTGTGTTATATCGGCCAGCATGGTCGGGCGTATTAGCCTTCTCGCCTGTACTACGGGCAAACCCACTAGCTGCTGCCTGTAATTCCTGCGATCGATCTAAGATCACCTGGACTATCTGTGCCATCTCGGTTATAGCCATATTGGTTTGCATTGATCTGCCCGTGACTTACTGCTACAGGTATAGCCCCGGTATTTCTGGCCAGTTTTCGGACTTACGCCTTCCTTGTAAACCATGCGGCCATGCGAGCAGACAGGTGCAGGGTCTAATATCTCGCCACCTAACTGCGCTTTAATGTCTGCGATGCTTTCAGCTGCAGGGCGCACACTACCAACACCTTCAACCTTTACTGCAGGTGTAGCAGTAGCCCATAGATCAACCTCTACTGCAGGCTGAGCCTGTAAGCGTTCTACCTTTTCCATGTCCTGACGTGTAGGCCGTGCATCGCTAGGCATAAGTAACCCGATGGCTCGACCGATGGCAGACGTGCTGCAGTTCTCGATCCAGAAATCTCTGTTTACGCCTCGATCGGTACGCAGCTCATACGCATAATCAACAGCTGCAGGTACTACATCCTCATGCTCACGAAATACGCTTGCTCGAATAATGACGTAGCCATCCTTGACGTTTAACTCAACGATCTCAGTAATAATCCTGCCTGAGATATGGGTTTCTCTAAACCGCTTAATGCGGCTGTTGACATCTTCATAGTTATCCAGGTTAAAAGTCATGAGTTCTTTACGATCTCTTTAGCTGTGTTAAATGCAGCTCTTAAACCTGCAGCGCGGCCACGATTAAAGCCATCTTTAACGCCTTCTTTGTAACCAACCGACCAACCTACTAAAAACCATGCAACGCTAACCAATAAAACTAATACTGCTACTTTTTCTATATCCATTTACTTCGCCCTTGTTTGGGTTAAGCCGCACTACACCGAATTAGGTAGCCCTGCCTAACGTGTAATTAAAGGGTAAAGCCTGGGTATGACAGTTGGCAATAACCGACACGCCCTAACGCTGTAGCAACATTTCGTAGATGCTATCCACCTTGGCCTCTATGCGATCCACGCGACCCCTTAGGTTATGGCCGCCATTGTTATCCGTGCGTAATTCGCTTAGGTAATACTTAACTAGATGGCGTACCAGCCCAGCCGCAAACCCGATAAGGGTGCAGATCGCTATCGCTATCGCTAAAAGCGACTGGGCGGCCGTCATTACTTAACGCCGAAAGTAGGATCGCTAGGGTTCATGGCGCGCAACAATGGGCCAAGTAGTCCAGCAATAAATGCATTACCTAGTGTTTTCCAGTCGGTAATGCCGGACATGTAAAGCGCAGCAGCGCAGCTAAAAGCGGCGCGTAGATATGACAGGCCAGCGGCCTTAGCTTGTTCTTTCATGGTCTTACTCCTAAATGCCCTTAATTGACTTGTTTCAATACTGCAATCGTATGCGTACCCGATGCAGCAATTCCATATAGGCCTTCGTGATCGCCTACAGGCACTTGCATTTTATCGCCGTTATCCATCTTGTAACCGTTGGCTGTGGTTACGTTAGCATCGCCTAAATAAACAACACCGCCACCTAAATTATGTAACCATACTGTTTGATCCATGATATTTGCAGCTACTAAAAGCGTGGCTGTAGTGGTTACTGTTACTTGTGCGCTAGTCGGCATATTTCAATCCTAACTTTTCTATTAGCTTGGCTGTTTTTACTGGGTCTTGTGCAATTTCCCAATGCATTTCATCTTTGCGTGTCCAATTACCGCCCCAATTAAGGCCGTATTTTTTAGTCAATGCCTGGATCATTGGAATTTTCTCAGCTGGGAACGTGCCAGCCTTGCCTAATGGGTGCTTAGTGGCGTTAAGGTCAATCGCTGTACCCGATGCATGGTTACTTAACTTGCCTGGTACATTTCTAACATCTCTGTAGCAGTACCCCCAATCGTCTAACGTGCCGCCATCGATCGGCTCAATCAATTCATTAAACTGCTCAGCAAAGGCAACCAGTAAAGGCGCAGCAAAATATGCGCAGCGCAACTTAATCTTTGTACCTTTGATTGCGTAAGACTTGATACGGATCGACTCAACCTCTTTAGAGGCTGGCCAGCCGTTATAGCTTATGGCAGACATTACAGGCCTAACGCGGCCTTTAGATCATTTACCGATATTCCAACCGATGCGAGTTTTTGCTCAATAGTTGGCTCAGGTGCGATTGTTGTGCCATTGTGTTTTTTGACTATTGCCTCGGCCTTTGTTGCATCTTTTTCATCTAAATCTAGCCAAAATAAATCGCCATCAACTGTAGGCGTGGTTGCAACAATACCGGCATCGCTTAACTCTTTAAGCAATTCTGTACCGTTAAGGTTTTGTGGCTTTGTAAATTGAATCATCTTTATGCTCCTAGGTAAGTTACTTGCAAACTTGTGCCATGACTTGAACTAGCTTGGACATTAAGCGCACCGCCTGAGTCTTGCGCTGTATAGACTTGAATATAATCGGCCACAGCAAGATCAAAGACTTTGCTAACTATGACTGTTGTATTAAAACTTGCGCTTGGTGTAAAAGAGTTATCGCCTGTTCCTGCGCCATTTTTATAGATATTTACAAGTCTATAACCACCACCGCCAGCAGCAGCATAAGTAATATTTGTTGTAACAAGATACTTGCCACCTTTGCCAGATGGGATTGTTATTCGACTATTGTTTGTCACATTGTCATGGTAGGAATCAGTATCCCAGCCTTCTTGATCCCATGTGACAGCGGTATAAGTCGCAGTTGCAATAGATTGAGTAGCTGATTTAGTAACTCCAACGCCTGTTAAGGTATTGGCGGCTGCAACGGCAGTCCATGCCGATCCTGAATAATATTGAACGGAATTTGTATCTTTTAAGTAACTCATATTGCCTTCTTGTGGGCTAGTTACCGCAGCTGTACGAGCTGCTGCATCGGCAAACACCCACACGCCTTGCATTAGGTAGCCATTAGTATCTGCGGCAGTTAGCACATCCCCAGTAACGAACGTTTTTAGTCCTAGTCCAGCAGCCATCGTTTATCTCCTTAGTAACTTAATACTGACGTATCCAATACGCCATATAGGGTTGAGTCTAATATCAGCCCGTCTATCACGGGTTCAAGTGTAGTGAAGGTTGTACGCCATCTATTCGGGGTCACGTTATGCGCCACGCCGAAAACTTGCAGGGTCTTTGTTAGGGTCGATGCACCTGGTTGGTTAGTTGTAATAGTTACCGGGTCAAAGAAATCTAAATCTAAAGCTGCAATAATGCCAGCGTTATAGTTTTCTGTGTAAAGGTCTAGCTCGATGAAGTCACATCTCACGCTAGTTTCTGCACGGCTTGCAACGTAGGCACGGGCATAGTCCAGGGCTACTGCATCGGTCTGCATAAGCAAATTCTGGATATTGTAAGTATGGGCAAAATATTTAGTAACACTAGCTGCGTTGGTAGCATTTTGAACTGTGCCACCTGTTCGGGTCACATTAGCCTGGTTAAATACAAGGGTATCGTCTAGCCGCCATACGGCGTTCGCGTACTGGATGTCGCTGCCGTTATCGTTAAATACTACTGGCGTACCTGCCACGCTTGCCGTAGTAACTGTTCGATCTTGAAATACGAACGATCCCGATGGGTCAACGTAAAACGCGCCGTACTCAGAATTTGTAACAGTTTGTAGTGCAGCTAAGGATGTACGAGCTGTGCCGGGGTCTGCCTGCAAAGTAGTTAAACCTGCATCTACATCGCGCATAGAGGTAGGCCAACCAATTTGGTCAAGTATTTTATTAATGCGTGTACCTGATAGTTGCCCTGCACCTGAATCGGCTACGGTACTAATCTGGGCATTTTGAGCCAATCTAAAGGCATCTACTGCCTGGATGGTTGTATAAACAATATCTGTAGCCATGCGTGGCGTAGTCGTCGTGTAATTGGTAATAAATCCCGAAAACATTGGATAAGTAACGCCGCCGTAAGTAGCCGATATAGATACCTTACGCATTGGGTCTAAAAGGCCAAAATAGGGGCTGCTGGGGTTCTGACTGTTGAACGCGCCATTTTGATCCACGATGCGTAAAGTCATAGTGCCAGTTTGGAACTCATCTACCTGCGGATTGCGGCCGCGCTTAATTGTTACGCTATCTACTACGTTACTTACATCCACGATAACCGCAGCTGAGTCGGCAAGGATATTAGTACCTAGGATGCCTTCTCCGATTATAAAAGCCTGGGCAAACGATGGCCCGGTACTAAAGTTAATTACCGCGTTAATTACTGGAAGTGTCATTATCCTACGATCGCCCCATTAGGTAGTTGAATATACCCGTTTTTGTTAGCTGCAATAACAGCATCGTTAATAAGACTTACTAACTCATCCTGCATAACTAACGTGCCAGCCTCAACGTTTACCGTGATATTTGAAGAGGAACTAGAACTACTGCTCGTTGGCATAACAGGGAACATATTTTCTAAATCATAAAACGAGGAACCTACATAGGGTGCTGGTGGTATTACTTCAGTTGTAACGCTACCGCTTGTACCACCAAGCCCTGCACCTTTAGCAGCGGCAGCAGCGGCGGCAGCAGCGGCAGCCTTTGCTGCAGCACCGGCAGCAAGGTCATCAAAATTACGATCTCTACTCTGATAAGGATTGACCGTTACGCCTGCGATCATGCCTAGTTTTACAGCAATATCACTTAAAGTATTTAGCCACTCCTCAAAGGGATTTAAAGAAGGTTTAATGCCAATAATGTCGGCAGTCAATTTGGCTGTAGCTCTTTGAGATGCCTCTAGTTTTTGCTGTAACTTATCTGCTAGTTCATCGTTCTCATTAAGAATTGCTTGCTGTAACTGCAGGCGTAGTTTTTCCTCATCGGTGATTTTGCCTTTAAGGGCTGCTGCTACTTGAATCTTATCAAGGTCAAACATGGCAGATGCCTTGGCCAGTTTGTCTGATTTTTGCTTAGCTGCTAATTCTAGTTTGGCTTGTTTTGCCCGTGCAGCCGCAGCTGCAGCCTCAGCCTTTTTAAGCGCATCTGCATTTGCCTTATCTAACTCAGCTTGCTTCTTTGCTTCAGCCTGTGCTGCCTTGTATTTAGTAAGGTCAAAGCGTTCGCCAAACTTTAAGCCATCTGTCTGATCGAAGAAATCTGTGGACTTTTTGCCTAATGCATCAAACTTAGCATCGAGGCCATCTACTGCAACGCCAACGGCTGCAATAGTTGCAATAATGCCAGCTGCAACGGCAACGCCGCCTAAGGGATTAAGTACAAATGCCTCGGCAATAGCAGTAGAAATAGCAACAATGCGTAAAGCTTTCATAACCTTTGTAATAGAACCTATCATTTTAATCATCGCATTTACGCCAGCTGTAATTTTACTTATTGTAAATACTACAACTAAGGCTGCACCGACTGTTTTGATAATAGGTAAGAAATCATTAAACGCTTGGCCCAGTCTGGCGATTGACTCCCCGGCGTATTTGCCAAAATCTATAATTTTTTGTTGTAATGCCTCAATATCCTGCGATCCAGTAGCGACAATAAGCGCATCGATAATGCCTTTACCTAGTGACTCTTTAGCCTCATCTAGGGCAACCTTAATGCGCGCCAATTTACCTGCAAAGGTATCGGCTGCTACGGCAGCACCGCCGCCAAATATGTCATTAAACCTAGCCATAATCTCAGTTGCCGACATGGTTTTAAGTTCAAGCTGTGTAAGGCCAAGTGCATATTTTCTTAGGCCTTTTGTGTTACCAAGTTGAGCAGCAGCCAAATCTGATACAACTGTGTTTAAGTCAATACCACTAGCTGCACTTACATCCATCGCCAGGGTTAAGGCATCCTGCGCTAAGGCTACTGAGCCTAGGGTCTGTACAAGTTTTGCCATGGCTGGCCTTAACTCAGAATCAGATACACCTGTAGCTAACTGCAACTGGCCAATAAAAGCCTCAACCGATTTAGTAGCCATGCCGAAACCTAGATTATTCAAAGTGTTGGCAAGTAAAGCTGCAGATTTTTCTTCCTCTGCAAACGCCTTTATAGCCTGATTAGTTAAGGCAAGGATTGAGCCGCCAATTAACGCGCCTTTAAGTTTTTTGCCTAACTTATCTATAGCCTTTTCAGTTTGGTTAAACGCCTTTTTGCCGGTGAATTCGGCAGCAATATCGATTACTATATTAGAGGCCATTAGTTCATTACCTTAGATCGCTTGTTAAACATTAGCCTGGCTTGATCGATAGCGCGTAAAACGCCATCCTGCGCCTTGCCTTGGTTTTCCTCATAAGCACGATATAAAACGCGCCCTTGCATTTTCTGCGATCCCTTCAACTGACCGCCTGCCTTATTGTTTAAGTTCCGCACGAATACGCTATTAGGCGTTTTTCGGCCAGCAGTTTCATAGATAGCACCAGCTGCAGATTTGTTAAACAATCTTGCTAACGATCTAAATCCGCGTGTGTTTGGCTTGCTTGGCGATGTCTTATAACCAATGCCTGCATCGACTGCCTTAGCATTGTAGGTTGGAAAAGTACCTTGGCTGTTTGTTTTAGGTAGCCAA